CACCAAGTGCGGGCGATTTTCAAGCTGTATCTCGACTACAATGCCATGCTGCCGGTGGTGCGCGAAATCGACCGTCGCGGCTGGCATACCAAGCAATGGGTTACAAAGAGAGGCGAGATCCAGGGCGGCAGACCATTCACCAAGGGCCGGCTGTACCGGTTATTGACAAACCCGATTTACACCGGCAACGTCGAGTTCAAAGGCCAGGTCTACGATGGCGAGCACGAAGCCATCGTCGAGGCCGAAACTTGGGAGAGTGTGCAAGAGATCCTGCACCGTAACGGGCGGAGCGTTCGCAGGGCGTACGACTAGCACTGCGGAGAGGCTGCCTCGGTCCCGTTCATTAAGGACCATCGGCGTTTCGCACGCCTACCGGCGCGCATCTACTTTTTTGCCCGCTTCAACCGACCGGCGGAGTTGCGACGCCAATGTCCGCTTGCCCACGGCGGCTGCCAGCAGTGGCGGATACTTGTCGTGAAACCCCTTAATCGGCATAGGAGCGGCGGTTGCCCGCCGACCCCTGCCACACCGCCGCGCGTACGGGTCCGTACACGGCGGTGCGCGTCGTTTACGCTAGCCGAACCGCTACACATGGCATTCTTGGCACAAATCCCCTTTTCACAAGTGAATTCTCAGAATAGGGCAGGTGAACGGATCGTTTCGAGCAGGACCAGCAGGGAGGTCTGCCGGAAGAGTCGGGAACCGGGCTTATTGAAGCAGAATCCCTACTCCCCCATAGCGCATTCCTGCCTTGGGCAGCCAAAGAGTTTCCGCAGTGGACGCGCATACATATTCCTCGTCACATGCTCCTGGCTCGAAATGTCACACGCGTGTTACATTTGCCCCCCGATGCCAGCCTACGCATGATGATCAGCAAGGAGATTGAATCCGCACGCCGGGCCGAGCTATCCGCGGCGCCTTTTTTCCCTCGGGAGTACAATCCAGACATGTCTCTCCGTTTTCGCCGTCGCATCCGCATCGCGCCCTCCGTTCACCTCAGCCTCGGGCTGCACGGCGCCGGGCTGAGCGTGGGACCGCGCGGGCTGCACGTAGGACTCAACCGCCGCGGCATGTATACCAGCGCCGGCATTCCCGGTTCGGGGCTGTACGCCGTCCACCACTTCCGCGTTCCGTCAGATGAGCACGCGACCGTCGAAGGGAATGCCGCCGGCCTCGTGGTGGGCATCCTGGTTGCGGTCGCTCTGTTCATTGTGCTGATGGTCGCGGCGAACCTAGCTCGGTGAGATGCCCGCGTCTCAACCTCGGGACGCGCACTACAGATTTCCGTTTGAACGGCGAATCCGTTTCGCAGCTGCTCCTTCCCACGGAATTGGCTGCCGTTACGGAACGGGGTGCCCACGTTGCGCCCGCAGGTAGCCACTGGCACCCAAGGCCAAGCCAGCCAGCACGCGTTCAATGTGGGCCAAGTTTGCGCGATCCCTCATGTGTTCGGAATTGCGCATGAAGATGAGCGCACGGAAGCCCGTGCCGCGGTGTCGCGCAGGTGACGGGAACCAAAGTGTCGGCCGTCTGTCCGAAACGTCGGCATACGTGCACCGCCGTCTTCTTCCTGCGGCCTGGTCTGATTCGAGCGAGCGCCGTCCGCTGCGGTTCCCATGTATTGGTATTATTGTGTTTCAGATAAACAGGTTCCCAACTTCGTGATCGACCGGATCTTCTCAGGCACCTGGATGACTTCCAATTCTGGAACCCATTCGAATCCAGAGAGCAGGCTGTGAAACTTGTTCTCCGGTGGGCCATGAGCCATAAGCCGGCACCGAAAGGAGAATAAGAACCCCTATTGGCGATTGTCCTCAGTTGGCATCCGGCAAATGGCAAGCCGGCGGAACGCCCCCGCAGGGAGTTTCCGCGTCTTGCAGCGCCGAAGCCGCCCGGTGGTGATTGCCTCGGCATTCTGCTTGATTGCCTTGTTGAGCGCGCTGGTGGTGTGGAATCTCTGCCAGAGCGGGTGGGGCGGCGGCTAAAGAACCGCAACATCGTGGGTCAGCAACTCCGTGCCGAATGGTGGCTAGAGACAGAACGTAGACGTGCTGACGGCGAATCGCGGAGGCCGCAGCCCATTGGAAAACAGCAAGAGCAGATCATTTTGCAGTACCTGAAGCGCGCAGACGGCGTGGCATGGGGAATATCGAAAAAGATTCCGATTGAATTCAGGGTTGAGGCGCCGCACTCGGGATTCCGGCCACCGGAGGACCTAATTCAAGAAGCCCGGCTGGCGCTTGTCGATGGCGCGAGCAGATACGATTTCAGTGGCCCCGTCCATCCATGGATACCACTTAGCAAGCGCATCAACGGCGCGGTGAGGGATTACGCAGTTGCAGAGTCCTGGAGCGAAAAGATTACCTGTAAGGCCTGTTCCGGCGACAACGGAGCCGATGGCGCTTGCGATGAATGCCGCGGGAGGGGGTATAGATACATGCGCGTCATCAATCCCTATCTGGAGAGCGCCAGCGCAGCCGGAGAAGAACCAACGATTCAGGGTCCGTGGCGTGACGTTCTGGATCGCCTTGAGATAGAAAGCCGGGAGAAGAGACAACGCCCGCGCGCGTCCGCGATACCGGCACCGGATTGGGTTTTACACTGGCGGGTCCGGGAGGCCGAAGCGAAAAGGAGGTGCAAGGCCATCCAGGACATGCTTCGGGATCTTCCATTGAGGCAGTCCTTTATCATTCGTTCCATCCACTGGGATGGCCTGACGCAGCAGGCCATCGCCCGAGAATTGAACGTCCATCAAGGGACGGTTTCCCGTGATTACGTCAAGGCGGAGCAGTGGATTCGTGAACACCTGCCCGGGGATTTAGCGGAAGCTTCAGTTAGGGAATGGCGCTACGAGAAATGGGAATACGTGCCGGTCAATGGGCTGACGTATGATCAGTGGCGCAACACGCTTTACACAATTGCCAACCCGGAAGTCGAACATGTGAAGTGGGAGCGGGATCGGAAGCGATGCGGCCGGGAAATTGAGAGGGCCGCTCGAAGGGTGAGGGCCGCACTCAAGGACGCCCCGATAGGCGGACCATCCGCCCCTCCGAGCGCTGTGACGGTTCTCCCGGGTGGCCATTTCTGTGCTGGCGGTGTTGTCTCATTCGGCTTTCCTTCGAACGCCGATAGTCCCCGCTGGCTCAAGCCGCTTGGGTGGCGCTGGATTTGGGATGCACCGAAATGGTGTGAGTGGCGAGCGAATATCGATCCGGGTGCGATTCAACCGCTTCAGCCGATCAAAGCGAATGGGGATGTGTCGCGGGAACGCAGTGGCAGGGGCATCGAAGCGGTACTGAGCGACGGATCATCGATAGTCCTCGACTGCGGTCACGAGATTGCCCACAGCAACCTTGGGCGGGGGGTCATTCTCCACATAGGGCAATTATTTACTTGACAAAATAGGCCAAATGCTTTAGAATTAAAGCATGGCACAAGAACCAACCACACTTCAAGAGGCAATCCTCTACTTCTCCGATCCCGCCAACTGCCGGGAATATCTGGTAGCGCGCCGCTGGCCCGATGGCGTGATCTGCCCACGCTGCGGTTCCAAAAACGTCCTGTTCCTGGAGAAGTATAACCGCTGGCACTGCCGGGAGAGGCACGATGCCCCCCAGTTCACCTTGAAGACCGGAACCATCATGGAGGATTCCCCCATCGGCCTGGACAAGTGGCTCATGGCCATGTGGCAGATTGTGAACTCCAAGAATGGCATCAGCTCATGCGAGATCCACCGTGCCATGGGGATCACTCAGAAGTCGGCATGGTTCCTGGATCACCGGATTCGGTTCGCCTTGACCATGGGAACCATCAACAAGTTTTCCGGCCAGATCGAAGCGGACGAAACCTACATCGGCGGCAAGGCCCGCAACATGCACCGCGCAAGACGCGCCAAGAAAATCACCGGAACTGGCGGCAAGGACAAGACTGCGGTGATGGGCATCTTGGAACGCGGCGGCAAGATTCGGACCAAAGTCATTGAGAACACCCGGAAGAAGGCCCTCCAATCCGAGATCCGCGAACACGTACTGGCTGGCTCGGCTCTCTTCACCGATGCCCTGAAATCGTATGAGGGCCTGGACGAATTCCAGCATGAAGTGGTAGATCATGCGGTAGAGTACGTGCGCGGCGAAGTCCACACCAACGGCCTGGAGAATTTCTGGTCCCTGGTAAAACGCGGCCTGAACGGGACCTACGTTTCGGTCGAGCCTTTCCATCTGTTCCGATACCTCGATGAGCAGGCCTTCCGCTACAACAATCGGCACATGGACGATGGGGACCGCTTTGATATCGCAGTGCGCCACATCGTAGGGAAGCGATTGACGTGGGATCAACTTACGGGCAAGGTCGCAGACGAACGAGCGAGTATTAACTAAGAAGGAAGCCGCCCGTCAGAAGCGCGGAAAGAAGGCCTAGTCATTATTTGGCTAGGACATACAGTTTTCGCAATAACGCTTCGTCCATTATCGCGTGGTGCTCCGCTATTAGATTACGCATATACTGATCAAGGTCGTATAACTCCCTTAATTTATTGGCAATGTCTCTACTCGTTGACCATGCAAGCATGTCAGCCGCCTGCAATCCAGGGTTGCGTTCGGCATCGTCCTCTTCAATGTTTGCCATGAAGTCCCATACCCGTTTGGTACTGTCCGTTGCTATTTTATGTGGCGGGGTTCTGTTGGCGAGCCACTGATCCTTAAGTGGCTTCATGAACCGTTCCCCGCGATCAAAAAAGATCCATACCGATTCAAGTCTCTGGGTTAGACTCCACCGGCGGAAAAGCGCATGGCACATTTCGGCGCAGAGTCGCTCCGGATCATAGACCACATAACCTTCATTGAGGATGCGTTGTCTGGCCGAGAGATTAACGCGACAAGAAAAGGAGTGCATCTTGTCTCTGTTTTCAAGTAATTGAACAGCACTTGACACAAGTGCTGCGATCTTCTCCTGCGTCCAGCCTGCTCTACGTTCAAATGGGTCTTCTCCATGAGCGATCTTCCACATGTGGATATATGGCGCTATTGGATATCGCCCATGGAGCATCCTGCTCCATACACGATCAAAGTTTTCCCATGATTTGTCGGGCGCGCCAAATCCAGCAAGCGTAATCCATGTATCGCCATGTATATCCGTTCCCTCGCTGCCATCGAAAAAGCATTTCATCGCAATAAGCAACTCTGTGCCATCAAAATCACAACGCCCCGTTGATAGTCCAAGCCTGCTTGACGGGCTTGTAGTGCGCACCATGATAATCCCTTTCCGGCCAGCCGTGTTTCTTGCTATACTGGCCTGGAGGGATACTTCAAGGTACACTTACCCCTCCCCAGCGTTTTGGGTATTCGCGGTCTGGTACACCACGGACGCCGGAAGCTAGGCGAAGGTTCAGTTTTTCGATGCCATCAAGATTGTACCGCCTCCGGGCGGTACTACGCAAAACTTCCATTTTTTGATCCTATGATCCGATTCGGCGCTATGATGTAAACACACGAACAAGGAGCGATTCAATGGCATGGATATGCCCGTGCGGCGCTAGTAACGAGGGTGGATTCTGCCGGCGGTGTGGCTACCAGTTCACCGCTGGCTTGAGAACTGGAACCTCCGCTCGCCGTGGCGAAAAGATAGGCGGTCTCCTTGTCGCTGGAGTGGGCCTTTTGGTACTGTGGGCCGTCATCGGGAACCACCAAGACAATGCGCCGGACAGCGCCACTGACGCTAGGGAACAAACCCTGCCAGCAGCCGACGCCGGACGGCCACCAGCAACTCACAAGGCACAAGAGGCAACATCGCCTTCCCCGTACTCGGATTCCCGCGTCCGTCCGTTTACTGGGAACCTCTCTGAGTACCCGCAGTACGCGGTTACCGATCAGGTTTCGGTCGGGCACTGGTCCTACAAGCTAATTCGTCCGGCTGTGCTGATCCCGACGGTCTATGGGCCACACCGAGAATTCCAGCCAGGGATAGGAGGCGGCTTTCGGTTAGGCGATACCCAAACTGAAGTTTTCAGTATTGAATTGGTTGTCCGAAATGATGCTGGTGCTTCAAGCAGGCTTCCACCTTTTACCATGATTTCGGATGCGGTGGACCTGGTGATTGTGCAAGCAGATGGACAGGAGCAACGTAAACATGGACTCCGCGAGTTTGATCAATTCTCCGGCGGATACATAGAACGACACTTGGATTCGTCAGTCGTATTCCAGCCGGGTGAACAACTGCGTGGGGTGATCGCCTTTGAGTGCTGCCTCAATCCAAACATCGTGCGCAGCATCATGCGAAGCGTCTCGCCTTCCCCGACGTACTACGGACCAGAAGTCGGCTTTGGGTGGCTTAAGGACCCGGATTCGCGAACCTTCTTGCGCGTTTTTGGTGGGTATCCGTCCGGCGAATCGGCACTGATCTCGCTTTCGCAGTAGAGAAGATTTGCGGGAGAACGAGCGCGGGTGAATTCCATTTCCACCCCAGCGGAGTTATCATCGGGTGAGATGAAGCCATTGCCCCAGCCGAATGTACCCGGCAATACGGAAGCGGAACGCATGGACAACGCAGTCCGCATGATGTTCAGCGTTCCCAAAGGCGCGTACCTGAAGCAAGAGGCCCGGTTGAAGCGGGCGCGAGGCCGGAAGCGGGCCGCGAAGAAGCCCGTCTAGCCGTAGGCCCGTCACGTCAGGCCAAGCGTAGCGCGGCGTCGTTCGTTTTGTCAAGTAAATACTTGCCCCACATAGACTCAAAGCACCTGGTTGTGACGTTCGGTCGCGACAAGCGGGGCCGCGACAAGCGGACCTTGATCAAGCGCAGCAGCATGGCCCTGTCCCTTCCAGCGAGCTGCCGTCAGATTACTGAAATGCGCCCGCGGACCATTCAACGAATACCGGATGATGGGAGTGTGTCGCCAGAGTACAAATCTGACGGAAAGTTTTATACCCAAGTCCCGGGTGCCGCGGATCGGCTTCTGGTTTCCCAGGGGGTGCTCAGATATATGATCCGCCGCCCGCCGTCCGGGCGCGTTATGAGATCAGAACATCCGGAATCACAGAGTTTTCCTATTAGTTTCAGTAGCTTACATTGAGCCGATGCATAAACGGAACAACTGTACCGTTTCTATTGGTGTGAACAGAACATCTGTTCCGTTTTATGAAGCTCGTTTTCGAACGGTCAGGAGCAAAGCCAATGAACGCCGGTAGATCCCTAACTATTCAGGACCTCGAACGCCAAGCCGAGCAGATCATGCTCAGCGGAAGGGAAACCAAAGAGCAGGCCTTCGCGCGGTTACTGCTGTCCCACCCAGAGGCGTACGCGGCGTATCGCGCGCGACATAACAGGAGCACATCCAGGAGAGTTTGTGAGGCGGCTGGCGTCGAAGAAAGAACCCTTCGGGCCTGGCAACTCCGGGGACTGCTAAAGATGGAGGCCAGTCCGGCCGGCGAGAAGTGGCGCCGCTACACGTTCGCTGATGTAGTCTGCATCGCACTCATGAAGCGCCTCACGCAAGCCGGGTTCTCGGCTCGTCATGCGGCCGATTGCATCAACGACAATCGCAAATACTGGGAAGACAACCCGAGCGGGCGGTTTTATCTGCTGGTGCAGTTCACGGAGCATGGCGTCCAGTATGTGGGCACAAACACACCAGAGACCGTGATTTCCACCCTGCGCCCGGCCGACTCGCCAGAACCGGATATGGTCACGGTGATTGCAGTCCACCGGGTAGCCGACGAGGTCCAGACGAAACTGTTCTATTGACGGTCGGGGGATCTCCTCACTCCACGGGCAGTCCTGCCACGCAAAGAACTCTTTTTCTCCAACTTTACAAATCACAAACTTATGACAAGATTGGCCCGATCCCGCCAAGTGGCCGGGCGAGAGGCCGACGAAGTGAGCACAGTGCTCGGAACGATCCAGAACTTCTCTGTCCCGGATGATCTCGTGGAGCTTGCGCAGTGGGTGCTCTGGCGATATGAGACGCGCGACGGGAAACCAACCAAGGTGCCCTACTCCGTCCAGGGCAGGGCGGCGAGCAGCACCGATCCAGGTACTTGGGCGAGTTACAAGCAAGCTTTGGCCACATGGCAGGCGAACACGACCCGGTATGCTGGAATCGGGTTCGTCTTTTCGCCGGACGACCCCTATGCCGGCATCGACCTGGACGATTGCCGGAATCCGGAAACCGGTGCTATCGCAGAGTGGGCCAGCACGATTATCGCGGAACTGGACAGCTATACAGAAGTAAGTCCATCTCGGACGGGGGTGAAGGTTTTCGTCCAAGGGCAATTGCCGGCCGGTTCCCGAAACCGGGGCACTTTCGGAACCGGGCAGATCGAGATATATTCTCGGAGCCGGTATTTCACCGTGACGGGCCAGCACCTCGAGGGAACGCCGACCACCGTTGAGGACCGGCAGGCCGAACTCATGGCTCTGCACAGGGGCGTGTTCGCGTCGACGAATGGGAAGCCGAATGCCGTGTGTACTGGCCGCCCGCTGGCCTCAACGTCGCGGGGCGACTCCGATTTGCTGGAGCGCGCGCGACGGGCGCGCAATGGTGCCAAGTTCCAGCGCCTATGGGATGGGCATTGGGAAGGCGATTACCCGTCGCAGTCCGAGGCGGATCTGGCGCTGTGCACTGAGTTGGCGTTCTGGACGGGACGCGACCCGGACCGGATCGATGCGCTGTTCCGGCAATCCGGCCTCATGCGGGAGAAGTGGGAGAGGGAAGACTACCGCGTGCGAACTATCGAGACAGCGATCGCAGGCGCCAATGTGCACTGCTCCCCAGCCTGGACCAACAAAGTTCGGGAAGTCCTAGCGCCGCGGCCGGAAGGCAGTGAGGCACACGCAGGCAATGAAGAATCAGATCCAGCCCCAGATGTGATCAAAGCCGCGCACGATGATGTCCTGGTTGTGCTGGCGCCGGGCATTATCAAAACGGTTGGCCTGATCCGTGCCCTCGCCGACGCGGTCCGCGAAACCGAGCGTTTTGCACAGGATGCCGGAGGCAAGCTGTACCGATATCGCGGTGGCGTCTATACAAGCCATGGCGACGCTTTCGTGAAGCGGATGGTCCTGCGGTTTCTCGAAATCTGGGGCATGTCGAAGCACTGGAAGGCGCGGCTCGGCGAGGAAGTAATTGAGTACATCCGCATCGCAAGCCCGCGGCTGTGGCCCTGTCCACCGATCGACATTGTCAATGTGCAGAATGGGTTACTCAACGTCGTCTCCGGTAAGCTCGATCCTCATTCTCCGGACCATCTCTCGGCGATCCAGGTTTCAGCGCGGTTCGATCCGGCGGCTGATCCCAAGGCATGGGAGTGCTTTGCTGAGCAGGTATTTCCGAAAGACGGGCCGGAACTCGCTTTTGAGATCCCGGGTTGGCTGATGGTACCGCACACAGATATCCAGAAGGCCGTGCTTCTCGCTGGGGACGGCGCCAACGGGAAGTCCGTTTACCTTGGCGCGGTGATGGCATTCCTCGGCCGGCAGAATTGCAGCAACGTGAGCCTGCATCGGCTCGAATCAGATCGGTTCGCGCCGACGAGGCTGTTGGGCAAGCTCGCGAATATCTGCCCAGACTTGCCGTCTGAGCACTTGGCTGGCACGTCCGTGTTCAAGGCGATCACGGGCGGTGATCCAATCACCGCCGAGTACAAGTTTCGCGATAGCTTCGATTTTTGCCCTTTCGCGCGGTTGATCTTCTCGGCGAACAGCATGCCACGAAGCGGTGACAGCAGCGAAGGATTCTTCCGGTGCTGGCATGTTGTCCCCTTTGAGCAGAAGTTCGAGCCGGAAAAACCAGGTTACATACCGAGACAAGACCTGGACGCTCAGCTTTCGGCACCCGGTGAACTGGCTGGCGTGCTGAATCGTGCGATTACGGCTTACCATCGCATTCGCGCTCGCGGGCTGACCGAATCTGAGAGTATGCGGCGATCACGGGACGAGTTGCGGGCGGTGACTGATCCCCTGGCGGTGTGGTTGGACAGGTTCGCTGTTGACGTGCCGAGCGCATTCGTTCCGATGAAGCGGCTCATCGCCGAATACAACCGGGACTGCGATAAGGCGGGCCGACCTCCGATGAATCAAACCGCCTTTGGTCGGGCGCTACGGAAACTGAAACCCATGATCGATGAGGCCCAACGAACCGTCGATGGCATTGAAAAAACCAGGGTTTACGTGGGTGTTGCTCTGAAAGCCTTCGAATCTGAGCAGCGGCCAGAGTGATTCACGGAGTTCACACGGTTCACGCGGTTGCCTCTATCTTGTTCTTTCTTCACACATCGCGCGGCTATATGGCCAAAGAGGGTGAGTGGCGTGAGTAAAACAAAATAGGGCGAACTGGGTGAACTGCGTGAACTGAGTGATGGAGGCCGAGTAAGTCTGGCTCAAAGGTTCTAACGGAGACATACGAATACCTGAGTGCTGATAACTCATAGGTACTGTCTGGCGAATCGGGTGCCGCGAGTTGGCAAATAGCCCAATTTCGCTACCGTCCCACTAAAAAAGAGGTGGTCGGTGGTCGGTGGTCACTCGACCCAATCCAGGGCCGACCGCCGACCCTCCCAGCGTTTGCGACCGAACGGAAGGAAAACTGATGACAATCGCTACACATATTACGCCGGCGATGGCTCGCCGCATCGAGATCTGGCCGGTGGACCGCCTGGTGCCGTATGCCAGGAATGCCCGCACACACTCGCCCCAGCAGGTGGCCCAGATCGCGGCGTCCATTGCCGAATTCGGCTTCAACGCCCCCATCCTCGTGGACTGCAACTCAGGGATCATCGCTGGCCACGGTCGCCTGCTGGCGGCGCGCCAACTAGGGTTTCCGGAGGTCCCGGTGGTTGTTCTGGACCACCTCTCCGATACCCAACGGCGGGCGTACATCATCGCGGATAACAGACTTGCGGAAAATGCCGGATGGGATGAGAAGCTCCTGGCCGCGGAACTGGCCGACTTGGAGCGCGAAGGGCTGAACCTCACGCTCGTGGGCTTTTCCGACGAGGAGTTGGAAATCCTACTGGCGGATTCCGGCGACGACGCGGTGCCCGAAGACGAGGAGCAGATCCCTGAGGCACCCGCTCAGCCAGTCACCCGGCTTGGCGAGCTGTGGCAGATCGGGCGCCATCGCCTGATTTGCGCCGACTGCCGGGACCTCAGCGTCGTCGAGAAGCTTCTGGACGGAAGGCGGCCGAACATAGCGATTACCTCGCCGCCCTACGCCACCCAACGGGAGTATGACCCCCACAGTGGTTTCAAGCCGATACCTCCGGAAGAGTACTGCGCCTGGTTTCAGGACGTGGCCGCCAACATCGCTGCCGTCCTCGGGCCGGACGGTTCCTACTTCCTCAACATCAAACCCCACGCCGAAGACGGCGAAAGAAGTTTGTACGTGATGGATTTGGTTCTCGCTCACAAGCGCCAGTGGGGTTGGCGATTCGTCGATGAATTCTGCTGGCGGAAAACTGACAATGGTGTTCCTGGAGGTTGGGGAAACCGATTCAAGAACGCTTTCGAACCCATCTATCACTTTTGCCGGCAGCCCGAAATCAAGTTCCGCCCGCAGGCGGTGGGCCACGTCTCCGCAGACTGCTTCGATTACTCGCCGGACAATCCGGTATCGAGGTCCGGGAGCGGCCTGTTGGGGACCGGACCGCGTGGAACATCCGCCTCCGTGCCACCGCAGGGATCACAGGGGTGGGGTCACATGCGCCGCAAACTGCTGGACGGGCGGCACGAGGGCATCGCGCGGCCCAGCAATGTGATCGAGGTCCGGACGGAGAGCAATCAGGGTTCGCACTCGGCTCCCTTCCCACGTGGGCTGGTTGAGTTCTTCGTCAAAGCGTTCTCGGATACCGGAGACCTGGTGTTCGATCCGTTCCTGGGGAGTGGGACCACCATGGCTGCCGCGGAAGTGCTGGGGAGGATCGGACTGGGATGCGAGATCAGCCCGTCATATTGCGACGTGATCCTGCAGCGGATCGCGAACCTGAGCGGTGTAGAACCGATTTTGCTCGCCAGCGGCGAGACGATAGCCGAAGTGGCCGCCGCGCGTGGTGTGCCGCTCGACCAAGTTGAAAATCCCCGTGTGCGGGATGCCCGGCGCATCCAACACCGCGGGCCAGCACCGTTCTATGGGAGCCGCAACAAGGCTTCCTAAAAAGGAGGTTTTCCAATTGCTGAAATCAATAACCGACCTCAAGATAGTGCAGTGGGCGATCGAAAAGCTGCTGCCATACGCCCGCAACGCCCGTACGCACTCCGACGAGCAGGTGGCGCAGGTGGCGGCCAGCATCGTCGAGTTCGGCTGGACGAATCCGATCCTGGTGGGGGCCGACGGCATAATCATTGCCGGCCACGCCCGACTGGCGGCGGCTCGCCTGCTGAACATGACCGAGGTGCCCGTCATCGTTTTGGATCACCTGACTCCCACACAGCGCCGGGCGCTGGTGATTGCGGACAACCGGCTGGCACTCAGCGCCGGGTGGGATGAGGAAATGCTGCGGGTGGAGTTGACTTCGCTGGAAGAGGAGGGCTTCGACCTCGACCTGGTTGGCTTCACCGACGAGGAGATGGAGGAAATCTTGCGCGATCCGGAGGAGACGCGCGAAGGCCTGACGGACGAGGACGCCATTCCCGAGGAACCCGAGCGCGCGGTTACCGTACCTGGAGACGTGTGGATCATGGGCAAGCACCGGCTGTTGTGCGGCGATGCAACCAGGACGGATGACATCCAGAAGGTGCTGGCCGGCGGCCTGGCCGACATGGCCTTTTCCGATCCTCCGTATAACGTGGATTACGAAGGTAAGACCGCCCGGAAGCTCAAGATCGGCAACGATGCGCTCGGTGGGCAGTTCTATGATTCTCTGCGGAAGGCCTGCGCGAACATGCTGGCAGTAACGAAGGGCGCCATTTACCTCTGCATGTCCTCATCGGAACTGCACACGCTGTACCGCGCGTTCACTGACGCCGGCGGCCACTGGTCCACCTTCGTCATCTGGGCGAAGCATCATTTCACGCTGGGCCGGTCGGATTACCAGCGCCAGTACGAACCGATCCTGTACGGCTGGTGCAACGGCACAGATCACTTCTGGTGCGGGGCGCGGGATCAGGGCGATATCTGGTTTATCAAAAGGCCGGCGTCCAGCCAGGAGCACCCGACCATGAAACCGGTCGAGTTGGTCGAGCGCGCGATCCGGAACAGCAGCAAGACGCGCGACACGATTCTTGATGTTTTCGGCGGAAGCGGGACAACCCTGATCGCGTGCGAGAAGTCGGGGCGGCAGGCGCGACTGATGGAACTGGAGCCGCGGTACTGCGACGTGGCGGTTCAGAGGTGGCAGGAGTGGTCCGGCGGGACGGCGTCGTTGGAAGGCGACGGGCGGACCTTCGCCGAGATCGCCACGGCGCGAGGCGCGGCGGAAGCCGAAGCAGAACCGCCGCCGGATCGTTGAACCCGGCGGCGGCTTGTGGGGAAACAGTCGGGCGGTCCCTATCTGGTGACGCGGTAGACGCGATCGCCGGATTCGTTCTTCGAGGACTCGATCTTGACGCCGCGCTTCTTGCCGGCCGTGGAGATGAAGCCACGTACGCTGTGCGCCTGCCACCCGGTGGCCTTCAGGATCTCGGCGAGGGTGGCGCCCTTGGCGTGTGCGATCATCTCCAGGATCTTCGCGCCCTTGCTCTCGGCGCGGGGAGCAGTGGTCTCCTTCGCGCGGGCGGGCTTGGCGACCTTTTTGCTGGCCTTGGCTTGCTTCTTGAACCTCGGCGTGGCTTTGCCACCCTTGGCGCCCTCCTTGGCTTTGGGCGCGCCCTTCTTCTGGCTGGCACCCTTCTTCGAGGGAGCCTTCTCCGGCGCAACCTGCGCGCCCGGTTCCGCAACGGTGGCGGCTTTGTCGTTCGTTTCTGCGTTCGTCATGGTTGTTCTGGTCATCCTTTTCTGCGCTTGCTTCGCGCATGTTGATTCATCACTCCGGTCCGCCAGGAAGGCAAGGGAAAAGTGAGCATTTCCACAACGATTCGTCGGGAAGCGAACACATGGCGATCATGAGCTTGCGGCAGTACGCCCGCCATCGCGGCGTGGCCCTTTCCGCCGTGCAGAAGGCCATCAAGTCCCAGCGCATCGCGACCCTCCCGGATGGCCGCCTCGATTCCGACGCTGCGGATGCGGGCTGGAAAAGGAACACCAGGGCCTACGCGCCCGCTGTGACGCGCCGGCCGGAACCGGAGGAAGACGAGGGCTCCCCGTTCGGCGCCAGTCAGTACACCAAGGCCCGTGCTGTGCGCGAGCACTACCAGGCGCGTCTCGCCAAGATCGACTACGAGGAGCGCACCGGAAGCTGATTTCCAAGGACGAAGTCCAGGTCGCGGCCTTCAACAAGTTTCGTCAGTTCCGTGACCACATGCTCAACATTCCGGATCGCGTGGCGGCGATGGTGGCCGCGGAATCCGATGCGGCGAAGTGCTACGAGATCCTGGCCAGCGAGATACGGAGAGCCCTCAATGAATTTACCGACTCCAACGGCTGATGAGATCTACGCGGCAGCGGCGGCAGCCGGCGCGAGGCCAGACCCGTTGCTGACGGTCTCCCAGTGGGCCGACCAGTACCGTGCCCTCTCGCAGCGTGCCTCGGCCGAGCCGGGGCCCTGGCGCACCGAGCGCACGCCCTACTTGAGGGAGATCATGGACTGCCTGTCGCCCGCCAGCGCCATCGAGCGGATCGTGTTCATGAAAGCCGGGCAGATCGGGGGTACGGAGTGCGGCAACAACTGGATCGGCTACGTAATCCACCAGGCGCCCGGCCCTATGATGGCCATCCAGCCCACCGTGGAGATGGCCAAGCGCAACTCCCGGCAGAGAATCGATCCGCTGATCGAGGAGTCGGACGTGCTACGTAAGCTGGTGAGCGATCCCCGCTCCCGCGACAGCGGCAACACGGTCCTTTCCAAGGATTTCCCTGGCGGCGTGCTGGTGATGACCGGCGCCAACAGCGCGGTCGGCCTGCGATCGATGGCCGCCCGGTATCTGTTCCTGGACGAGGCAGACGCCTATCCGGGAGATGTGGAGGGTGAAGGCGACCCTGTCAACCTGGCAACCGCGCGCACGCGTACGTTCGCGCGCCGCAAGATCTTTCTGTGCCCGACGCCCAAGATCACCGGCATAAGCCGCATCGAGGCGGCGTTCGAAGAAAGCGATCAGCGGCGGTACTGGCTGCCGTGCCCCGTCTGCCGAGCGTACCAGGTTCTCAAGTTCGCCCAGTTGCGATGGCCGAAGGGCAAGCCGGGTGCGGCGGTCTACGTCTGCGAGCACTGCAGCCAGCAGGTCCAGAACCATCAGAAGCATTGGATGCTGGCGCGGGGAGAGTGGCGCCCCGGTGCCGCGGGCGACGGCAAAACGGCGGGCTTCCACTTGTCCAGTCTCTACTCCCCGGTGGGATGGTTCTCGTGGGCGGACGCCGCCAAGCAGTTCGAGCAGGCGCATAAGAACCCCGCCCTGCTCCAGGTCTTTGTCAACACGGTGCTGGGGGAGACGTGGGCGCTGCGGGGAGAGGCCCCGGACTGGCAACGGCTCTATGATCGCCGGGAGGACTACCGGATCGGGAGCGTGCCTATTGGCGGGCTGTTCCTCACGGCGGGAATCGACATTCAGAAGGACCGCATCGAGGTTGAGGTAGTGGCCTGGGGTCGCGGCAAGGAGTCCTGGTCCGTGGATTACCAGGTGCTGGAAGGGCAAACGGCTGAGGCCGCGGTTTGGACCAAGCTCACGGCGGTGCTGGATGCTTATTACCTTTCGGTCACGGGCGCCAGCTTGCCGATTACCAAGTTCGCCATCGATTCGGGCTACGCGACGGCCGAGGTGTACGCCTGGGCGCGGCAGCATGGCGGCCCACGGGCGGTGGTGATCAAGGGGGATGCGCGCGCCGTGGCCCCGGTTGGTGCGCCTTCTCCCATCGATGTCGGCCCGCAAGGCACACGCATGCGCCATGCGTGAAAGTGTGGCCAGTGAACGGGTCGATGATCAAGGAGGAGCTATACCGCTGGTTGCGGTTGGATCGTCCCATCGAGGAAGACAGTCCTTATCCCCCGGGCTACTGTCATTTTCCCAAGTACGGGGCAGAGTACTTCAAGCAGATCACCGCGGAGCAGTTGGTGACGCGGATGGTGAAGGGTTACAAGCGGGGCGAATGGCAGAAGACGCGGGAGCGCAATGAAGCGCTGGACTGCCGCGTGTATGCCAGGGCCGCGGCAGCGATTTGCGGCATGGACCGCTTCACCGACGAAACGTGGCAGACGCTGGAACAGCACTTGGCGGCACTAGCGGAGCAGGCCCGGCAGGGGAACCCCGCCATACCGCCGCCGAAGCCGACAGAGCGTCCGATCCGTTACTGGATTGATCCAAAACAAACCCGCGACTGGTTGAAGAGGTGAGCGAATCAAACGCCGGCTGACCCGGTTGCACGCGAGTTCACCGCGCCCTGTGCCGCGGCACCAGCTCGCCCCAATCCCACGGGAGTATTTGCAACAGACACAAAGTTCGATTTCCCAAAGAGGTGACCCAATGAATTACACCAACCACACGGACCTAGTCGGAGTGATCCGCGTGCAAGCCGCGCTCGTCGCGACACGCATGAACCAAACAGTGGAACCTACTCAGAACTGACCATGTCCGAATCGATCACAAACTGCGGCGCCAGTGGGAAGCGTGAGGGGCTTCCGGGGCAACGCGGCAACCGCATGTCCGTGGAAGAGATCGCACGCCGGTTGGGCGTCGGGCGCCTGGCGGTGTACGCCATGCTGGAGGGCGGGATCATTCCCGGCGTCCGTGTCGGCCGACGATGGATCATCACGCGACACGCCTATGAGGAATGGGAGCGCACTTGCGGCACTCGCGGCGACACTGGACTTGATACGCAAACAGAGGTAAGGGGGCACTGA